ACGGGGGCATCCGTTCGAAATGCCCGCCGGTTTTGGTTGCGGTACTGGGGCCGCCCGCTATAGCTGAATATTAGCCGGTAATTTTCTGGGGTTTTCCCCAGCCGCGCCGCCCGTTTGGTGTAGTCAACAAACAGCAAGCGGGGGAAAGCCTGCGGAATGTCCAGCGCTTCCCATGCCACGTCTGACAACACGTTAAGCCGGACCGCGCCCCGCTCGCCAGATCGCTCGCACACCCGCTCAAAGTTAAGCAGCTCTCGCCGCAATTGATCCAGAAAGCCGGACCGGTCAGTGTGGAAAAATTCGGCCTTGTTTTGACGCCCGCCGCGCACACTGGCAAACCGCCCGCGCCCCTGCTCCGCTAAACATTCCGGCAGACATCCGGCGGCCTTCGATCCCGGACATAAAACCGCGTCAGGGTAAAGCGATAACCCCGCGTACCGAAACGGAGCCGCCGCGCCGGTCTTTTTCAATTTGGGGTTTGATCCCCGCGTATCTAATAGTTTCAAAGCACTCTCCCAAAGTGTCGCCGCCCATCGCGGCCCGCTCAGGGTATCGCATACGCGAGGCAAAAAAAAGCCCCGCCGGAGCGGGGCACACTTTGGGGAGTGTAGGTTATGCGGCCATCGCCACGCGTTGCCAATCGGAGCGGGGCAAATCCAACACGCGCCCGCCCAGTTTCTGCCAATCGTCCACGCTATCCGCGTCCGCCCGATGCGCTACCGCCGTCACCGCGTTCACCATAGTGGCGCGGGTTACTGGCTGACCGGCATAGCCCGCCTGCCCGATGGTGGCGAGCAAGCCGTCCATCAGGCTAGCGGTATCTTTCTTAGTCAGCGCCAACACTTTGCCCATGGCCTCGACTGCCGACTGCGGCGAGCCCTCGACTTTGTCCTGATGCGCGGTTTTCATCTTTTCTAGCACTTCATCGAATGATTCGCGGCTAGCATATGCGGCAGTGACATCCCGCATTTGAAGCGCCAGCGCATGATTGTCAGCATCCTTTGCCTCATCTGTCAGCAGGCCCCAAGTATCGGCATCGCCCCGCGCCCCAGTGATGTGCGACTTGCGAGTACGCTTTTCGGTTTGCATCCCGTTCAGGCAGGCCAGCGTCCAGAACATTTGGTAAACATTAACGCTACCGCAACCGACTTCGCTGTTAGACATACCTATGCCCAGCGCCATGATGTCGCCAACCGCCGCGCCCTCGCCAGTGATGACCGCTGACTTTAGGCGAAGGTATAGGCGCTTGTCAGTCACCGTCCCGTTTACCACTTGCCACTGGGCATCGCTTTCCAGCAGTTCAGGCAGTGCGGAGTTGAGCAGGTGAACATTGTCGAAGGTCTTAAACTTGTCTGAGACAAAGGCGCGAGCAGTCCCTGCGCGGTCAGAATGCTGGAACGAACGGATCATCCGCACCGCCGGTTCTTTCTGCCAGATAGCATTAATCAGTCCATCGAATTCAGCAGAGTAATCCTGCTGAAGGCGGCGGGCAGTCCGGACATCGATACCGGCCCGCTGGCTGATCTGGTCAAACGCCACGTCATTGGCGGCGAGGATCTGAGTCGGTGCCCCGCCAGACTGTTCCATAATGATTTGGCTGACCTTGCTACCGTCACCCCGATCACCGGTCATAAGTTGAAGCTGGTTAGTGGGGGCCAGAAAGTCCTGAGATCTAGCGGCTTGGTCCTGCACCTGTTGAAGCAAGCGGGTCAGGGTGTGGTCTGAATTTTCAATCGAGTGTTGCATGGTTACTTCTCCCAAAGTACGCGGCGACATTGCCGCAACCGAACTATCGCATACCGGCCCCCGCTCCGCAATGCTCTTTTTAAAATTTCTTTAGCATAAAAAAGCCGCCCGAAGGCGGCTTGGCGTAGGCGCTAGCACCTACGGATCACGGGCGAGCAAGGATACAATCCGATCCCCCTCGCCAGTGATGGGGGCAGGCCGTCCGACGTAATCGTCGTAAAGCCAAACAAAATGACCTCTAGGATCAAGGCCCTTTTCACAACACGCGTCCACCCAACCCTGCGGCAGGGCATGGTCGTAAGTCAGGCCCGCGTATCTAGCCTCGGCGGCTTCGCCTCTTGTCATAGCGTTTTCCTCCCAATAAAAATATGGCCGAGGTATCGGCTTGCGAAATGCTTTTGCCAAAACGATTTTTTGTTTGCGCTTTTTAAGGCTTTCTTCGTATCTCCAAAAAAGAGAAAACACCTCACCTCCACGCCCCCGTTTTTATTTCGCCGGGAGCAGGCGCATTGTCCGCAAACGATTCAATGTTGTTCAGAATCTCGCAGACCTCTTCCACATCCCATATGGTGTGAGATTCGACAAAGGGCACACCGTCCGCTTCTTTGTCCCATTCATTGTTTGCAAATTCCTTTGCAGAGGCATGGTCAGGAAACCACCTGCACCGCTCGCCGCACACCACGGTCCACACCGGTAATCTTAGTTCGCTCATGACTCATCCTCCGCCGTAGACTCAAGGGTGTAGCAGGTGTCACCGTCATATTCGCGAACGTCCACAATTTCCATTTGATCGCAATGGGGTTCGTACCATTCATTTTCCACCGTGTTGTCGGCCCCAATGTTGGCATGATACATCTCGTATACGCGCTGATTAAAAACGATGTGGGCGATTTCAATAGCTTCCTCTTCACTGCGCGCCAAGACATCAATCTTTGTGTCCATCGAAACCCAGCCGTGGATCTGGTAGTGATCTCGCGTTTCGATTGAGGGCCAAAGCTCAACATCCGTTAACGCCGCCGCCACTTCGTCGGCGCGGCTGTCCGGTTGATCGTCTTCGCAGGTGTTGCAGATAAAGCACTCAGGTTTGCTTTTTGGGCGAATGTAATCCTTTTCACATTCGCAGTCCCAATAAGCAGGATTGGTAACGGTGGCAGGGTCCTGCCCGTGTTCAAGTTCAATCGCTGTCATGGTTCGTCTCCCGTTGGTCAGGGCATATGCCCATCACCATAGTATGGGATACATCACATAGTTGCAATAGCGTGAAGAACACTTCTGTAAGAAACGGGGTGGCTGAAATGCTTGGTTGGCTTCGCCTTCAAACCATCCATTTTCAAATCTACCGCACGGTCACCGCGATACAGGAATATCTCACTGCCCGTGGCACCACACAGCTTTACTGCGATCCAACAGCTACCTCGTGCATGTTTGGTAGCAAACGCCACCTGATGCGGAGAAATGTCCACGGACATATTGTGCGTGGTCTTTAACTCCACCATGTGCCAATCGCCCTTGCCGTCCATGATCAGGACATCCGGCACACCCAACGTGGCTCTAGACTCCAACCGCGTGGCGGACCAATCAGGACAGTTGTCTCGGATAGCTTTCTTCAACGATTGCCAAAAGCTGGCCTCACGCTGTTTCTTCGGCTTCGCCTTCGTTTCCAATATGTCCATCAATTACATCCTCCGCTAACCGCTCACGCGCCTTGGACCGATTACCTCCGTCCCCTGCTCCGGCATCGTGCGTTATCGGAGCATATGCTTGCTTCAACTCATTCAAAGCCTTCAACACTTCTTCCTTGCTCATCTGATCAATCGTACCGTGACGGATCTCTGTCTTGTTCACGTAGATGTCGCCTTGCGCCTGACCACGACGATACTCTGCCTGAACCGCCGCACTAAATGCGCCGTTTTCAAGAGCAGCGTCCCGAATCACTTGCAGATCCCGCAGGTGCCGTTGGTATTCCACGCCATACTTCTGATCAAGCTCCTGTCGATATTCGCGGATAGCTCGACAAACATGGGGGCTGATGCGGGGGTTGGTCAGTTCGGAAGCGCGAACATGAGCGGAGCGTTCAGGATACCCGGCATTGATCGCCGCCTCCCGCATAGTGATTTGCCCATCTTTTGCCACCAGTTCTCGCACAAAAAGTTCTTGCTTACGCGTCAGGCGCTTTTGGGCCAATGGCGGTCGTGTTCTTGTCTGTTGCTTTGCTTCGGGAAGTGAGGCCGCTTTGGTGTCCAGCACCTTAGCGTACCGGCTTTTCTTCTTGGTCATGCGAAGACCCTGTATGTGAGTAAGTCCGGCTAACCATACCTTATTTTTGCCCCCTGTATATATATTTTCCAGAGAATTAAAAATAATTTTTTTGAAAACTGGAAAACCTCAATAGCAATAGCTTGATTAACAAGCTTGGTACAAAGTGGTGTATCCAACGGGACCCTAACGTGACCCGTAAAATTGAGCGTTTATGCGCCCTGTAGGCCCGTGGTCCCGCCGTCCCGCCGGTCCCGCCTATTTGGAATTTATTTTTTTATTTTTTTATTTCTCTGGAAAACACTATATAGATAGCGAAATTAAGCACCGTGGTCCGTGGTCCGCTGGTGTAGTGTAGAAGTGTAGGTATTTTTCTTAAAAATAGATTATTCGAAGTACAGATGGGGTGTAGATATAAAAGGTAGCCCCTTTCTTGCTGCACTTCTACACAAAGGTCCGTGGTCCGTGGCCACAAATGACCTTGTGTATGTACCTTGTATATACAATGTATATATCCGTGGTCCGTGATACGTGGCCCGTGCCTGCTGTCTCCCGACATGGGGCTAATGGGCCACGGCTCACGGTAAGAATGGGCCGTGGTCTATTCTCCCTGCTCTAAGTCTCGGGGCCATTCCCATTGCGGGTCGTGTGAGGTAACGATGGTGCATGATGCTGTAAGGATAATGAGTATCCCTGCCATGACTTTCGCCGCCCCGACGAGCAGTTCACCTGTGCGGTCGCTCATGCGCCTTCTCCTTCAGGTCATGTTGACGTAGTCACGTCGGATGATGAGTTGTAGTCCGACGTATTCGCCGGGCCAGTGTGAGTAGGCTTTTTCTAGGCCGTTGAATGCGGCCATTACATCCTGTTCAAATTCTTCTTGATCTTTTAGTTCGCGGATGAAGGGGGTTTGGGAAATGATTTCGGCGGAGTTTGTGCCGTCTTTTTCCGTGAAAGCGAGGATGACGGCGTCGTGATGCCCCTCGTAGATGGGGGTGTGGTTTATTTCTTGATTTTTCATGATGGTGTTTTTGCCGTCAACGATTTCGGTGATGTTGTTGGCGATGCCATCTATTTTGGATGCGGTTTCGGGGTCCGTGATCCGTGTAGTGTTAGCCAGTTTTTGCAGGTCAAGGACGGCGGTACGGATTTGGATACCGGTTTCTTCTAGAGTTGTCATGATTTTCTCCCAAATGATGTTCCACATGGAACACCCGCGACTATCGCATATATGGGATAAAGCGGTCTAATTCTTTTTTGGAATAAGCTTATGCCGGAGGGGTGACGAAGAACATGAAGTAGAGGGTTAGGCCGGAGATAAAGGCGAGGGCTAGGAAGTGTTCAGCTATTTCCATTTTCACTTCTTTCTTTTTGTTCTTGCCGTGGCACTGTTCGCACAGTGCGTTGGTGATGGGTATTCCACAGCGGTTGCAGACGTAGCAGTGTCTCATTAGTGCAGCTTCTGTTTGTTGAAGGAGGCTTTGGTGTTTATTAAGTAGTCAGTGTATACGATGAAGCCGATTTGGCACAAGGACAGGATGAACTCATGTTCGTCCTCGGCCATGAGGGTTTCCATGAAGTGCTTGGAGCTTTCATCTCCTGCCATCATTCGCAGTTCCATACTTTGCACAACGTATTGCCGAAAATCTTCGTTATCTTCCAATAACTTAGCAACGAAGCTTCGTTCTTCCGAGTCGATAGGTAGTCCCATGCCGACTATTGTCCCAGTTTGTAGTACGCTAAACAAGCGGATGTCTGGGGGGACGTTATGGAGCCAAAATTGTTTTTAATTAGATGGCGTGACGCGTGTGGCGGGGGCCGTGTAGGTTGGCGTTCGGTTGAGGAGATGCGGGATACGAAGGAGGCGGCGGTGCTGTCGTGCGGCGTGATTTTGCATCAGGACGAACAGCGTATTTTGATATGCCCGCACGTTTTGTTAAATGACAAGGGGCTGGTGGAAGAAGGGGACGCGGAACTTGCAATACCCATGGATTGGGTGACCAGCATTCAGGAGTTGAGGAGTCATGAATAAAGAAGAAGAGTGGCAAGAGTTTCTTGATAATTTAGAAGATGAGAGCGAGTTGGATTTTGAGGAAGATAACGACGAAGACTTTGAAAAGAAAGACCCGTCGTTTTATGCCAGCCGCTTACAGTTGATAGAAGAGGCGGCAAAACGCGTTAAGCGTCGTTAAAACCTTTCGCCAATATTGCACACCAGAAGTATAAATCTCCGTCCACCATGCTGGATTTCAATTTATTGACCCGGTCACACACCAACCGGACGTTCTCAGGTAGGTAACCCCGTTCTGGGTCGATTCTGTCAATGGATATGTTTGTCCCGCGCCGTGAGCCGTGGTTCGAGGCTAGTCCTTCGTGCATCCATGTCATGGGCAATTTAGACAAAGCGCAGAGTCCATTTTGGTGTTTAAACAAATCGTATAAAAAATCGGAATCAACGTCGTCACTTAGCTCTATGTTGTATTTTTTGGCGCGTTGGCGCATGTCGTGGTGTCTGGCGGCGACGTAGTTACGAGGATTTTTGTAGATACTGTTTATTTGGCGGTCGCGGCAGCAATCGTTACAAAGTGCTTTACCGCGCTGGTATTTACCGGTTTGGTGAAAACGTTTGCCGAATTCTTTTTTTGGTTTTCTTTTCTTGCACTCTCTGCAAGTAAGCCGATCCAACCGCCTGCCCCCACATGCGATTAATCTTAGGGGCTATGTATACTAGATAACGGTCAAGCAAGCAAGGCGATGATCAGGAAGATCACAAACATTATTGCATATTGCTTCCAGCCGCCTAGTTCTTTTTTCGGCTCGCTAATCTTCCACAGTTTCTTCATCTTTTGGCCTGTAATAAACAACGTGTGCGCCACACTCGGCGCAGGTCAGGTTTGAGGACATGTCAAAATGATCGTCTTCTTCAGACAGGTCGTGGTCGCCTCCCCAGATAAGTTCTCCCCCGCACCACCAGCATATAGCTCGGTTCATTACAGTTTCTCCGTGGGTTGAAGTTTACTCCATTGTGAGCAAGGCTCCGTGGCCCGTGACCCGTGTAACGTACAACGCCACTTGCGTTTGCCTGTCGGCTTACTGTGGCGACAAGTT